GTTTGGTGGCAACGTAATTGCCGGCGTCTCGTGCTGCTCTGTACTTGTTTCCACGCGCTGCATTGCAAGCACGGCAACAACTGCGTAAGTTATCCAAACTGTTTACACCGGGTTGACCTGCGGGCCAACGGTCTACCTCTATTACATGGTCGGCCTCGGTTGCCGGCTTACCACAATAGAAACAATATGGGTTTTCTTGTAACAGTATTAGTTTGTTGCGTTTGTATTCTGCTTGGTTGCGTGGCCTACTGCCTTTGTGTTTGCTTGGCATTACTCACGCGCCTACGGCTTGTGCTAGCGCGGCGCAAGCGCCTTGCTGTTCGTGCTGTTGGTTACTAATCATGTCGGGCTAATCCTTATGCGTTTGTTTGTTAAGTGTATGTAATGCTTACACAACGTAAAGCCTAATGCGTTAAAGCCCCACCCACGGGGTTGCCCTAACCCGTACCCACTTAGTTGTATTGGCTGATTATGTTTACAGCCTGCCGCGCCATTGGCCCGGTCACTTCGTCGCGCATGATTACGGGCATAGCGCACAACCCGCGTTACCGCGTATTATCCAACCGCCTTGCAAAGGGCTTAGGTCTGTGGCTAATCCAACCGCTAGGCGGTGGCTAGAAACTTTATTATTACTGGCATTTGATTAGGTCGCCAAACCTGCACTATGCAGGCCGACAAGTCCAACCGGTCTAACCATGCTTCTTGTTGTTTGCTTAAACGTCCTATGTCGGTTTTAAGTTCTGCGAAAACTAGCACACCCTTTGGGCTGACTAACACCAAATCGGGAAAACCGCTATTACCTTGTATGTGTGTTGCCCATTGGCCGCGCTTATTCATTGCGGGTAAATCATGGTGTACAAACCAACCGTAACGGGTAGCAATATCTATAACGCTATTTTTAAACGTCGCTTCGTTCATTGCTTGCGCTGCCATAACATAACTAACAACGTGCCCCAAACGCCAAGCACAATGCCAACAACATTAAACATTACGTATGTCATTTGTCGTAGCGCTTATGAATTGTTGTTTCCCATATGTCGTCTGCCATATGACCTGCAGCCCAACGTAAATGTTGCTCTACTTTGTCTTTACCAATAAAGTCGGCGTGTGCTGTTTTCATTTCCTCAATTAAGCGCAATATGCGGGTAAGGGTAAGCACCTTTTCGTCTAAGTTCATTAGTCGGCCTTACTGCTAGGTAGTTGTTTTAGCGCGTCAATCATTTGCGTAGCCTGTTCCGGGCTTAACGTCTCTAAAGTCACCGCGTCACTATCTAGCGTCGCTGCAATGTAATCGTGAAGCGCTGACTCGTCAAAACCCGCGCCTTTGGCTAATGACTTAATGAAATACACCTGTTTTTGGCTTGCGCCTTTGCTATGTGTGTTGGTTGGCTGTTCGCGCCGAATAGGTGCTATTTGTGCGTCCGGGCTTTTACCTGTTTGCCGGGCCTCTATTTCGTTACGTGAAGCAATGCTTTTGCTAATGCCAAACCCCATATAACCAAGGGCACGGCCTAACGCGCTTGTCATACCTACCATAAATTCGCTGTTTTTTGTGTAAGGCGTTTTGCCGGGGTATGGTTCGGCTGCGGTTGCTATTGCCGGTATTGGGTCTGCCTCATCACGCCAAACGGTGATAGTGCAACGGTAAAACGTGCTTCCGTCGGGCATGGTTACAACCTCTGCGGCGGTTTCTTGTATGCGTAGGTTTGGGTACTTTGTTAACGCGTCTTTTAGCCGTGTAGGGACGTCTACGTAATTGTCAATGTTAAAGGCCATGTCGGGTATCTTTCTCGTCGGGTTTATATTGCTGCAGGTAACGTACTCATTGCGTGTAACAAGGTTTGTTCAGTTTTAAAACATGGCAACGGCATATATGGTGCCCACCTGTCTACCTGCATGGTTTCGTACAACGTATTCCAACCGCGCAAAATTACCGCCTTGTTTTCTTTGTCTAAGGTTGCTAGCACGTATATTGCCGGCTTGTCAAAATCTCGGGTAAGTAGGCAACCGTCCGGGCGTGGTGTTGTGCGTACTTCGTAACGGCCAACGTCGTTTGCTTTTGGGTTGTATGGTTCGTAACCCCAATAAACGTGTAAATGTTTGGCTAACGCAAATTCACCTAACGCGCCTATTTTGTCGGGCAAAGTGTTTTTAAATTCGCCTTTAAACCTGTCTTGGTGTTGGTTGCTTTTAGCGTTTTCATGGCGTAGTTCTGCTACCGCGTATGCGTAGTTTATTTCCGTCGGGCTTAAATAAACAGTTGCCACGGTTAGCCGCCCAATGCCTCTATTGCTTCGCTAACGGCTTGCCATGCGTCCTGTTGGCCGCTTAAATCTAGGTCTACTGCTAAATGCTTTAGACGTGCAATTAGGTCGGCGTGTTTCGGTTTGTACGGTATGTGCGCGGGCCTGCATATTTCGTCTATTAGGTTTGTTAGTACGGCTTGGTGCCTTAGTAACGCATTTTGTGTCGGGTCTAACATTTTTCGGCTTTCCTCACTAAGTGAATTGTCAGGGTCTATATATTGTTTTACTTCGCTGTAGTCCATGGTAGCCAACCGCTGTTATGCCATATAGCAACCATGGCGCGTGTGTTAATTGTTGGGTCGTATAGGTCGTCACAAGTTTGTAATATGTTTTTAGCCTGTAACCAACCGGTAGGCCAATATGTATTGGGCCGGCACCAAAACCCGTTTATTTGGTAAAGGCCAAAACTTCCGCCGTTTGTGTCTAAGGCGTTGTATGCGTCGCTTGTGCAGCGGCTTTCACGTACGGCGACGCGTAGAGCCGTTTCTAATTCGCTAGGCGGTAATCCCTCGGCTAGGGCTAACGTCGCAACCTGCGTACACGTAGTGACCAATGCAGGCATTGTGGTAGTAGTTGTGGTTGGTGCCAATGAGGCAACTACTACTTGTGGGGTTTGGGTTGGGGCCTGTGCATTACCGGGGCTAAAAACTAATAAAACGCCAATAATTAGCGCTATTGCGCCTGTGGTTATCTTGTGTGCAATCATTTTGCTACTTCCATTTGGTAAGGGTTTCCCCATGTTCCGGTAGCCGGGCTTTTAAACGCTAGTTGTACGTGTAAAACTTCGTTTGTTTGTGGGTCTCTAAAAATTTGCACCATGGCCTTCTGCCCGGTGGCTAATGAGGTTATAAAACACTCATAGTTAAAAAACTGTGGTTCATTCATAATAGATGGCTTTCCGTCGGTAAAGAAAACCCTAGCGAACCATTGTTACGCGGTTGTGGATACCCCAAACACCGCTTGAAATATGGTTTTTACGGCTTCCGGATTATCTGCCATAGCCGGGGAAAGTTCTATATGCCACCAATCGCCACCGGGCGCACCTGAAACCGTTTTAGTTTCGTACACTTTCCACGCCTGCCGGTCACAACGCCAAGCCCGGCCAAAAGGTTGTGGCCAATAGTCAATAATCATTTGTACACCAAGTTTGTTTGCATTGGCTACCACAACGTCTATAAACGCTTTAGACGTCTTGCGTCCTGTTGCTACGCCTTTAGTGTCCATTTTGCGATATGACAAGTCCATAGCGCGACCTGTTGCGTGTACAGATAAGTTACCGGGTTTGCCTTTAACGTCGCGTTGGCCGTATGTGCCGTTATTCCACAAAGCACCGTTAGACCATTTGGCCGCTTGCCTTACCCACTCTTCAGTACCGGCACGTTTGCCCGCTGCGGGGCCGTCGCTGTTACCTATGTAGTCGCGGCTTTCGGGTACTGCGGGTTGGGATTTTGCCGTCATTGTTAACCCTCGGTGTTTGTGCCGGGTTTGCTTTTGAGTCCGTTGGAAGCAACTAGGCCGCTAAGTGTGCCGGTAAGAAACACAAGCAACGTGCTTAATAGGTCAATTAGTTGCGCGTCTGTTGGCGCCTGTTCGGTTGGTTGGTCAACAAACAAAATACCGTAAATAAACGCCATGACAGTAAACGAAAAGCAAATAGCCATAAGACGGCCTACAAAAACAATTAGCCCTGCGTGTTGTTGTTCCGGTGTTTTATTCACAACTGGCCTTTGTAAAACATTGGTATTTAATGTTTGTTTTAGAAACTGTGCAACCACTACAACCCCAAACTACTACGGCAATAAATAGCACGTAACCAATTATGTAACGCCATTTCATTCTTCAACCGGTGGTGGCGCTATAAATTCGCCGTATTCACCTAACAATGGGTTAAACGTGTATGACGGCCCCGGATAACAAGCCCTAAAATTTGCGTTATAACTGCATTGCAACCATGTTCCCTCAATACCTAACGCGGCTATATACGTTTGCCCTACTGGTTCGCTTTCAGGAAATGGCAAATTATCGCAATCGGCATTAGCAATTACAATTACTTCCGTTACTACGTTGTTGTTTATTTGTGCAAAATGTGCCATTACTTAAACCTCACCATTACTACACCTGAACCGCCATTTGAACCGCTACCACCTTTTGCGCCACCGCCACCACCGCCGCGGTTGGCTGTAGCCGCTGCCGGCGTTGAGGAACTTGTACCGCCGTCTGCAGCGTTAGTGCCACCTGCGCCGCCTGTTGTGTTTCCCTGTCCACCACCGCCTGAACCATACACGGTAGATGAACCGTTAAACGTGGTTGTTAATCCTGCACCGCCAGCACCACCAACGCTTTCGCTTGGCGCATTTGACCCAACGGCCTGATTACCACCACCGCCAGCGCCACCACCATTAAAACCACCACCCGCTGCGCCGCCTGCTTTGCCTTGTGTACCTGCTATTGCTTCCCCACCACCACCGCCAGTTAAACCGCGACTACCGCCACCCGACGCACCTCTAGTACGTATGTTGCTATCTGCACCTGACGCGTCACCACCGCCGCCACCTGCTGCTGCTAAATAGTTACCTGCTGGGAAAAATGATGCTGTTCCTATAGAACCGTCTACGTTTGTGCCGGCACCTGCACCACCCGCGCCAACCGTCAAACTGTATGTGGTTGCGTCAAGGTAAACGGTGCCTTTAATAATTCCACCACCACCGGCACCGCCGCCGCCGTGCGAACTATTTTTCCCGCCGCCACCACCGCCGGCAATTATTAAAACGTCAAACAAGCCGGCTTTAGATACCGTCAATGTTCCGGTGCTAGTAAACGTCAAAAGCGTATAATTTATGCCGCCGTCTGTAATGCTTGAAGATGTGCCACCTGTTGCGGTGCCGTAATTGGCACCCCCACCGCTAAAAAAAATTGCAGCACTAGCACTTGTAAAGTAAAGCGTGCCACCCCCCCATTGTGCCAACGCTAATGAACCGGCAGTAGTCACGGTGCAAGTACCGGCGGTAATAGTTGCAGTGCCGGCGCCAATGTTTTGTATAAAAAGTGTGTCACCCGCTGCAAACAATCCGCTGTTGACCGTAAAAGTTTTGGCGGTTGCGCTGTTCATTACTAGGCGTGTGCCTTTGTCGGCTGCTACAAGCACGTAACTGTCCGTTTTGGTGCTAACGGTTTGGTTGTAGTCGTTTGCTTGTAATGCGTCCATTTGGGCCGCTGTAAGTATTTGCCCTGCGGTGAAATCTTGAATAGCCATAGTACCTCTATCCTAAAACATTTGTTGTTGAAATTGTGCCATACAGTACGTCGTCTAAAATCAGTTCGTAAACAATGGTTGTAGGGCTTGTAAACAAACGTACCCTATGCCCGGTAAGAGTTATTTCATGCTCTATACCCTCTACGCTTAATTCTTGGGCAAGTACCGTAGTAGTCGCCCCGGTTACAAAAGTCTTTTCTATGCTTATTGTGTCTGAAATATCTATTACGGCTACTG